ATCCGAAGCTTGCTGCAGTATCGTTCTTAGGAAATGAGCACCGCCACATCTTCCACTTCAGAGTGGAGCTAGAGGTGTTTCATGATGATAGGGATGTTGAATTTATTTTGCTGAAACGTGAGTTAGAAAGCCTATATAATAATGGCACCCTGCAACTCAATCATATGTCCTGTGAGATGTTGGCAAGTGAGCTTGCTGTGTATATCAAGGAGAACTATCCAAGGCGTGATATTCGAATTGAGGTGAGTGAGGATGGTGAGAATGGTTGCCGTATCTACTTTGATAATGTTTATGATGATTGGAAATAATTATGGCTAGTTTTTGTCACATCGCCCCCATCCCCCATCTTGATATAGTCTCCGGTGCACCAGCACACTTGGCGCTTGCTCATTTAGTTGAGACCAGTGACAAGTATACTGACTTTTACAAGAACGAAAAGAAAGAGTTCGGCTCCACGATCATCCTTGACAACTCAGCATTTGAGATGTACAAGCAAGGTCGTCCAATGTACGACTCTGTACAGTTGATCGCAATGGCTCAGCGAGTCGGTGCCGACTATGTTGTCATGTCTGACTATCCAAACGAAAATGGTAAAAAGACAATCAATGCAGCAGAGGTGATGGCTCCTACTCTAAAGGAAAAGGGATTCGGTACATTCTTCTGTCCTCAGTCTAAGATTGGTGACTCGGAAGATTTGTTTGCATCTTTTAACTGGGCTGCTCAATCAAAGCTGGTTGATTACATCGGTGTATCTATTCTTTCTATCCCTAATGCATACGGAGTAGAAAAAGGAAACAAACTGCAACGGTTTGTTAGTAGGTTTATGTTTATGCAAGACCTACAAGACTCTGGTATCCTTGATACTGCAAAAGCAAATGGCAAGAAAATTCACCTACTTGGTATGCTGGATGGTCCTAATGAGATTCGTCTGATGTCTCAGTTTGCTCAATACATCGATACATGGGATAGCAGTGCAGCTATTTGGTATGGCCTTCATGCTGGTGCAATGTTTGATGCCTCTCCTACTGGGATCCTTGAAGGGAAGTATGAGGAAGAGGTTGATTTTAACTACAGTAATGATCTAAACCAGTTGACTGCAGTTGCAAATAAAGAGACAATAGACGAACTAATGCAGATTTATTTACCAGACTACATTCAAGATGATGAATGGTTCGTTACTGAAGAAGATTCACTATGACATACAAGTATAACGAAGCAAAGTATCTAAGAGAGCTTGCTGATTATGTAGACGGAACTTACGGTGAACATTATGTTGCCAGAGAGATTCAAGTAATTGATATATGGGAATCGCTGGAGTCTTTGGATACGACTGCCAGAGATACTGCTATTAAGTATCTTTGCCGGTACGGTAAGAAGCAGGGTAAGAATAGGAAAGATCTATTAAAGGCTATGCATTATATTATTCTAATGATGTATGCAGAAGATAAAATGAAAGAAGGTAAGCAACTATGATCCATATCTTAGGTGAGAAGTCACACTCTAAACTAACTGGTGTACAGGATGGCGATAGTCAGCCTAATGCTATTGACCTAAGGCTTGGTAAAGTGTTTACAATCAATAGCAGTCTGTTTGAGCTTAGTGAAGAAGGTAAGAAGCACAGAGGAACAAACGAGATAGTGCCAGATGATGATGGTTGGTACCATCTAGCAGAGGGTACATACGAGGTTGTAATGGAGAACATTGTCACTGTTGGTGCAGATGAGGCCGGTTGGGTAATCACACGATCAACTCTGAACCGTAACGGTGTATTCATTACATCAGGTCTATACGACTCTGGTTACAACGGTGTAATGGCTGGTGCAATGCACGTTCGAGGTGGCCCAGTTAAAATCAAGAAAGGGACTCGTGTTGCTCAGTTCCTATTATTTAAAGCAGAAGCATTGACTCTATACAACGGGTCATATGGTTTGAATAGTGAGCATGATAAAAAATACATTAAGGAGTAAAGATGTCGCAAATGACTGAAGGTTTTAAATTACAAGTAAATATTGAAGAGCTGCAGAAGCGTAAGCTGTTCCTTGCCGTTCCGATGTACGGTGGCCAGTGTGCTGGTATGTTTACTCGATCTGTTGCAGACCTATCTGCTATCTGTACCAAGCACGGTATCCAGTTGCAGTTGTTCTTCTTGTTTAACGAGTCATTGATTACTCGTGCTCGTAACTACTGCGTGGATGAGTTTATGCGCTCTGGTGCAACACACTTGATGTTCATCGATGCTGATATTGGATTCAATCCACAAGACGTTATTGCTTTGTTGGCAATGCAGTCTGAAGAGAGTGAGTATGATGTTATTGGTGGCCCGTATCCTAAGAAATGTATTTCATGGGAAAAGATCAAGCAAGCTGTTGACAAGGGCATGGCTGATGAGGATCCAAACAGACTGGAGAAGTATGTTGGTGACTATGTGTTCAATCCAAAGACAACGTCACGTGAGATCCCTCTCAATCAACCAGTAGAGGTATTGGAGATTGGTACTGGCTTCATGATGATTCGTCGTAAGACAATCGAAGAATACCACAAGGCATTCCCACACCAGTGGTACAAGCCTGACCACGTTCGCACAGAGCACTTTGATGGTACTCGTGAGATCATGGCCGTGTTCGATTGTATTATCGATCCAGACTCTAAGCGTTACTTGTCTGAAGACTATATGTTCTGCTATAACGTGCAGAAGATGGGTATGAAGGTTTGGTTCTGTCCATGGATGCAATTGCAGCACGTTGGTAGCTACATCTTCGGTGGATCACTTGCAGACTTGGCATCGATTGGTGCTTCTGCTACTGCTGATCAATCTAAGTTGAAGCACAAGAAAACGAAGTAAGTAAAAAAGGTATATTATGAAACTAAGTGCAAGAACGGTTCAGATTTTGAAGAGCTTTGCTCAGATTAATCAATCGTTGATCTTTGCTCCTGGTAATGAATTGAAAACGATTTCACCCCTGAAAACTATGGTAGCGAAAGCAAGCATTGCGGAGACTATTCCGCAACAGTTTGCAATTTGGGATTTGCCAAGGTTTTTAGGGGTACTTTCTCTATTTGATGATCCAGATTTGGAGATCAATGAGAAGTACATTACAATCAAGAGTGGAAAGACGAAGCTAGACTATGTCTATTGTTCACCGGAAATGATTACTCAACCACCAAAGAAGATGGTTGATATTCCTACCGATGCAGTAGAAAAGTTATTGCCAACTGCAACATTACAATCTGTGATGAAAGCTGTTGGTGTATTGCAATTGCCAGAGATTGCTTTTGTTGGTAAGGACGGTAACTTCTCAATTGAAGCACTGGACACCAAGCCAAAGAATCCAAACGATCAAACACTAAGCAATAGCTACTCTATTGTGATTGGTGAGACGATCAAGACATTCAAGATGATTCTGAAGGCAGAGAACATCAAGATTATGAATGAGGAGTATACCTTAAAAATATCTCCACAAGGTCTTTGCCATTTTAAAGGGTCTGATGTAGAATACTGGATAGTATGTGAGTCGACGTCAACGTACGTTGGATAATTGAGGTTATTATGATTCGTGATGATTTTCTCTGGGTTGAGAAGTATAGACCCAGAACAATTGATAGTGCCGTTCTTCCTTCTACATTAAAGACTACTTTCCAGCAGTTTGTAGATCAGAAGAACATTCCTAACCTACTTCTAACAGGCCGTGCAGGGATTGGTAAGACAACCGTTGCACGTGCTATGTTGGAAGAGTTGCAATGCGATTACATTATTATTAATGGATCGATGAATGGTAACATCGATACGCTACGAAATGAGATAAAGGACTTTGCGTCTTCTATCTCTTTCTCTGGTGGTCGTAAGTATGTTATTCTTGATGAGGCTGACTACCTCAATCCAAACTCGACACAGCCTGCACTTCGAAACTTCATGGAAGAGTATTCGAAGAACTGCGGGTTCATTCTTACTTGTAATTTTAAGAATAAAATCATTGAGCCTCTTCACTCAAGATGCTCGGTTGTTGAATTCAAGATAGATAAAGAGGACAAGCCAAAGATGGCTTCTCTGTTCTATAAGAGAGTCTGCAACATCCTAGAGCAAGAAGGTGTTAATTATGATCAGAAAGCTGTTGTTGAAGTGATCACTAAGTTCTTCCCTGACTGGAGAAGAGTGCTTAATGAGTTGCAGAGATATTCAGCTACTGGTAAGATTGATTCTGGTATCCTTG